CGTGCAACTTCTTCAGAAACCTTAGACTTAACAGCAGCTTCCATAATGACAGCAGCCTTGTCCTTGAATGCTTCAGAAAGAGTTGCTTCAGATTCAACCAGAGCATTCATGTCAGCAGTTACATCAACGGATACCGCTGCCGCCTTTTCATGAATTTCATCTGTTTCAATCTCTTCTGCATCAAAATCTTCTTTCATCTTCATTGCATTCATCATCTTGCCGTAAGATGCCTGAAGGTCAGACTTCTTCATCTTAGACATTTCAGAATACATCGCATTAATCATACCAGCTTTAGTGCCTGGAATCTTGTCAGCAACTTGGTCACCCTTAGTTGCTTCACCGCCAGGAACTTTTGCTTTAGATGGTGCTGACTTTTTAGCAGCAGCAGCATCATGAGCAGCAGCCTTAGCACCGTCATATTCAGGTGCAGTCTGTGCTTCAGACACTTCATCAGTCTCAGAGTCTTCGGAAATATCTTCCTCAATAACCTCTTCAACAGATTCAATGTCTTCATACATTTCTTGTTCGGACATTTTTATCTCCTATTAAAGATTAATCTTAGAGAGGAAATTTTTAAACTCCCGAATCTCAACCGCAGAGCGATCAGACCTAGAAGCATTTTTAATTTCAGTCTCAATTTTTTCAAGTTCTTGGGCTTCCAAGACACCGTTATTCCAAATCCACTCTACACCTTCCATAATACCATTAACGAAAGCTGATGGTGCAGATGGGTCTTGTACGATATCTACGGTGTTAAGAACAAAGTCTTTACCGACCATGTTCACACCATTTTTTTGCTCAAGAGTTCCCATTCCACGAGTTGAAACACCTAGCTTAACTCCACCATCTAAGAGACCTTTCACAATCTTACCATTAGGGGTGTCAAGAATAAGTGCTTTTCCCATCACGTTATTACCGTCCCACTTGAGTTCGGTAATGCGATGAGAAACTTTATCTAAGTTAATGATAGGACCTGCAGGGTGGTTTAATTCACCTACCGCACGTTGCGTGCGCACCTGTTCCTTGTCATACTTAGAAACCGCATTTTCCAAAATTGCTTTTGGATAAATTCTACCATTTCTGTTCTTTTGTTCAGCTTGGGCAAAGATACCTTCAATGACATAGTTCTTGCTGCCATCTTCTTTAGCTTCAACAATATATTCAACATCTTCTACATGTTCTGTAATCAGTTTCATTTGAAGTATCCACCTGTTCCAGTTCTTTTGCCACCTATCTTAGAAGAGCTTGCTCCACCGTATCCACTCTTACTCATCATCTGACCAAAATTTCGGGCAGACTTCATAGCCTCCCGTTCGTTGTCTTCCGTATCTACAGTCTGGTTATCAAACATAATATGAAACTTATTATCTTTCTTTGTAACCATAACTTCACCACCTTTGGTGTCTAAGACCTTTACGATCTTGTGACCCTTTGGTGCGATATTAAGACTAAATTCCTTAAATGTCTTCATCTTCTGCTTCTGCTTCCGATTCTAATTCTTCTGTTTCTGATGAAAGTTCTACTTCATCTTCCATTTCAAGCTCATCATCAGTAGTAACATTATTAAAGACTTGATTAGCAACACGAATCTTCTCATCATCTAAACGAGATGAAAGTTTATCGTTAAGCAGTTCAGAAAACTGCTTTTCTGCTTCAACAAAGTTTTTAGTAGTAACATTATTTAAAAAGTCAACAATCTCAGTCATTTATTTTGCCTCATCAAAATTTCGTAATAATATTTATAATAATTTAAACTTCAGGTTCAGGTTCTTCAATTTCACCAGATTTCTCTTCTTTATCAATCTGATCTTTTATTGTTTTAATGTCATCATCTGTCAACATCAATACATTCTTTTGAGCCCATTCTTTGGAATAGAAAGTACCTAAGTACGGCTCAATTTGTTGGAGCATACCGACACGTTCTCTCAGCATCTCAGTTTCTTTAAGTTCCGAGAAGTAGTTATCGGTAATGTAATCTATATAAAGATTACCTTTCCACTCATTCCAGTCTTCCTCTGTAATGATTCCTTTTAAGACTAATTGCTTCTTCAAAACATTATAGAAAAGGTCAGAGAATCTACGGCGGAGTCTGTTTACAAACTTCTGAAACTTGTACTCATCTCTTGTAATCTCAGAGCTACGTCCTAGAATACCAGACGGTTGATCTTCAGGATTTAGTCTACTGGTAGGTACATTTAGAGCCTTATAAAGCTTTTTCTGGAAATATAAGATATCATCAATCTGACCTAAGTTTTCCCCACCTGGCAAGGTACTAATCTCTGTACCTCTGCCACCTTCACGTCTAGGAAGCCAGAAGTCTTCAAGCATAGACATATGCTTAGAATCATTTTTCAGATCACCAGTATTAGCGTCATATACCAGCTTATTACGGTATCTTGCCATAATATCTTTAAGATACTGCTCAGCCTTACCTCTAGGCAAGTTACCTACGTCAATATAAAAAATACGTCTTTCTGGTGCACGTGCTAGTCTATAGATAACTAACGAGTCTTCCATCATACGCAGCTGGTTAACAGGCTTAAGTGCTTTATGTAAGTAAGAAATTACTTTCTTGCGACTAGAATCCAAAAGACCACTAGTTACATAACTAATAGCATCTGGTGAAATTTTAAGTGCATTAGTATTCTTTGTGCCAGAAGTATAAGACGTGGCGCTACCAGCATTGTCTTCAGAGTAGATAAAGTATTCGTTTACTTTCTTAATAATGTTAGCACCAGTAACATTATCTTTTTCTTTTTTGACTTCTTTTACTTTACGTATTTTAAGAGCATCGATTGGTCGGATCTCTTGAATACCTTCCTGAGGTCTAGTTGGATCTACAACCAAGTGATGGTAAATTCTTCCATCAATGTAGTATCTACGGAAAATATCATGAGCATAGTTCTGGAAATCCAGCATTGCAGCAATATTTTCGAATTCTTCTTTAATCTGTTTCTTAATAGAATCTGTAGTATCAACATTATCCATGTTTAATTCTACAAGATCATCTTCACCTGAAATAACTTCATTGATAATGTCTTCGATTGCAGCATCTACTTCTGGATGCATAGCAATCATTCTATATTTTTTTATTAAATCCTTATCATCCTTAGCTTGGTCGCCACTGAGATCCACAAAAGATCCATAGTGACTACCGGCAGCAGTAATATAACCTGCACCATCATCATCTAAGGGCGGAACAATAGATGGAAGCTGTTCTTTTTCTTTTTCTCTCCGGGCTCTCTTAATCTCCAAGCCAAAGAGTTTTAAACTATTGTTATCATCAGACATTGGTATTCTTCCTTCTGGCACCACCCAATTTATTATTACTATTTATACGCCCTTTTGTCCAGCCTTGACCAGGGCAGTCGATAGAGCGTTTGTGTTTCATGCCATCATTCCACCAATAAGTGCCATCTGTTGCCTTACCGGGATTATTAGGTGCAGGACTTTTTACATAACCCTCTGGTTGTTCAACACAGAACTTATAGTCTTTGCCATTGCTCCACCAGATAGAGCCTGCATTAGTAGAAACAGAACCCCCTTTAGACCTCCATTCAAATAAAGTCTCATTATCTGCTATGAGAAAGAAGGGGGGAATACCTTTTTCATGTCTTCTATCCCGTGATGTAATGCCACCGATAGATGCCCTTGCTTGAATAAATTCTTCAGAGTCAATTCGACCCTCAAGACCTTTCCAAGCAGCATAATCTTCTTTCTTGCCATATTCTTCATATAGCAATCTATGTGCTTCAGCGTGTTCTTCGACCGTTAGTTCAATTATATTTGATGGGTCATCAGTGCCACCCATATGTCGTGGTATAATATGATGCTTATGCTTTTTCATTTTTATTCTCCCTTATGAATGAAGTAAATGACGGTAGCTAGTCTTTAAGGGAAAGACAGGGTAGCTACTCCTTTTCGCTACCGACATTTCTATTTATGCAGCTTTATTAACTGGTTGTACCGGGTGATTCCCAGTACTGGACTTGGAAAGTCACAGAGAATTCCTCAATCGCTGCCGCTGGATCGTAGGACAGGTCAATCGGATCAATGTTAGTTGGGAAACAACCTCTAAAAGTGTATGTTTTTAACACACTTTCATCTTTGTCAAGTTGCTCTACAACTAAGTCTGTCTGATAATCTGTAGGATTAACAATTCCAGTATTTGCAGAGTGAGCATTGATACCGTTCATCCAACGTTCCATAGCATTACGGACATTGAAGTCAGTGTCATTGATAATCGTTGGTGTCCAAACATCAAATGTTCTGTCACCAGCAATCTTCAACTCACGACCACGGAAAGGTACAATAATTTCAGACATGATAGAACCAGGCAGTTGAGCTGCCCGACACATGAAAGAGGTGATTTCTACATCACCTTGAGCATAAGCGGGAAAGTTGATCGTTGCTCTAAATAAATTAGGTCTAGCACCGCCACCTTTCAGTTTTGCTTTGAAGTCATCAACTCCAAGAATAGCCATCTTTATATCTCCTTAATTGTGGTTATGCTGATTGACCAGCTACTTCTTCAAAATCTACACCAGTTCTAGTTGCTACAAAATTAAGAGTAATGTAGTTAATAGAACGGGAAGGTTTAATGAAGATGGTAGCAACGAATTCATTACGATCAATTACAGCAGCAGTGTTGTTTGTTTCGTCACAAACTACTCTGAAGTCAGTAATACCACGACGACCTTTAACGTCTCTCAGAACTGGCTCAACAATATTTACAAATTCTGCTCTTGTAAATTCATCGTTCAATTCAAAGAGAACATTTCTTGCTGCACGACTAATAGACCTTTCAAGAGTGATAAACAGTCTGCGCACATTGATACGATCAAATGCAGAAGGTTTTCTTGATAAAGTCTTATCACCAAACAGAGTTACCCCTTGACCAGGCAAGTTTGTAATTGGATTAACTCCTGATCTGTAAAGTGAATCTCTCTGAGATTTAGTCGTATTGTGAGACAATCCTACAACGTTGAAATATGTGCCTCTATTTACACCAGCCGGTGAGAACCAAGGAGCTGCATCTCTATCTGCTCTAGCCATAAGACCAGATGTAGAACCTGATGCTGGGATGAAAATAAATTCATCATTGTATTTGTCAAAAACCTTTAAGTGCTGATCATCAACAATAGCATAAGAACTTGCAGCGAGACCATCAGCAAATGCAATTACATCAGTTACTTCAGAACCACTATTATTAACCACCTTTGATTTTGGTGGAGAGATTACAGCAACACAATCTTTACGTGTTGTTCCTGCAATAGTAATCAAGTTTTCAGCAATTGCATCGGCACTGTCATTATTAGAAGGTAATGCAGGGCCAATCAAGAAATCAACTTGATAGGTATCTGGGTCTTGGATAAGATTGTATCCAGCATTAATTGTCGCTGGAGACAAAGTTCCAGAATTTGCACCACCTACCAGAGAAGACGATTGAACTGCAACAGTATCCAATACATAATCTCTGCCATTAACAGTGTCTGTGCCAGCATTAGCTGTATTGGTCAAATCAGAATTAAATCCTGCTGCCCAAACATAGCTAGAGTTGTTATTAATTACATCAATCATGTAGTTACTAGAACCATCTGTGTTCTTAGCATCAGATGCCAAAGATAAGAATGGATATCTTTCTAGAACTGTTCCTCTAGTTCCTGAAAATTCTCCATCTTCATCAATTACGATAACGTGAACTTCATCATTCAAAGCGCCTTTATTAGATGCGTATGTAGAAGTTTGTGGTTTAGAGTCAAATTCGTTTTTGTAAGCCCATCCAGTAAATACTGTACCAGGACCAGAAGCGGAATCAGCTGGACAAATCTCTACTTTAAGAGAGTTACCTAAAGAACCTCTCCATTTACCAATAAAAGTATGACCACTTGTGTCAAGTGTAGAAATTTGATTATCAAAATCTACTCTATTATCAATAGTAGGTGCTGATACACTTCCATCAGAATCATACGCATTTACAGCAGCGGATTCTGCACCTCTAATTACATAGAGACTATTGGAATAAGTTAAGAAAGATGCGGCGGTGTGAAAGTCCACACTATTGTTTGTGTCCGGCGCAGAGAACCTTTCTACCAAATTGGCTTCATTACTAACTAAAGTAGGAGTATCAACTGGACCCCAATTAAAATTACCAACAAAAGCACCAGTGGTTGTTTGAACGTTTGGTGCGATACCGGTAAGATCAACTTCTTTAAAGGTTACTGCGGGAGACTCGGAAGGCGAAAATAAAGCCATTTGTAAGTCCTCTTATTTTTCGTTTGAATTAATAATAAGTTACACATGATAAGTCAGTTTCAAAACACGATAATATTTATAAATATCTGATTTTAGAACATTTCTGTGTTAGTTGATATCCAAACATCACCACCAATCGCTTCTCTCTCTTCTCTTTCTATACCATCATCAATAATTCCAACTGGTGTAATTTCATCTTCAATTGCTTTCATCTTCTCTTCATATAGCAATTGTTTCATTGTTACATCAGTTTGATTAACAAATGCTTCACTGCCAACATACCATGCAAACAGAACTAAGTTCATTACTAAGTCATCATGGTTACCATCGGATGCTTCAAAGGAATCACGCCTTGCTTCAAAAGTAGAACACTCACTAATTGTATCTAAGTCAACAATATGCAATCGTTTTTCTTCAATCAAGTCTTTGAGATTGGAACAACCAATACGCTTTACTTTTCTATTCATAGTCATACCAATTGCACCTGCTTTAATCATAGACTCTACATGCATATTCTCATATTCAATATCATAGTAAAGTCCATTTGCAACTACAGAACCTGCATCATTTGATTCAATAATAACATATGCTTCATTATATTTCTTTGCCCATTTATGAATAATATCTGGAAAAAGAATAGGTGAAATCATATTACTTCTATAACAAGCAACCTGCTTAAATGGAGTAGTTGATATATCAATAATATTAAATGTAGAGTAATCTTGACCACGACCTTTAGCAACATCTACAGTCATAATATAATCATGCTTTGGTTTTGGTTCTTCATAGACTTTTACATTATCAAGGTCAACGATAGGGTTCACTGCTTTCATATTCATTAGTGCATCAGCAGAGATAAGTGTATTACCTGTGCCGAAGAACGTATTCCCAAATTCTTGTTGGAACTGTAGTTCTGAAGTATTTGAGATAGTTTGTTTCTTCCACTCTTCATCACGCCCTGGAACGTCCCACCAATCTACTCTGAAGGGTTTAAATTCATTTGTTGACTGAACTGCACCCTCATAAATTTTATGAAAAGTATTGCCAATACCATTAGCAGTAGAAGTAATAATCACCCTAGAAGTTTTACCAGATGAAATAACAGGATAGGTAGAGGTATAGAATGTTGCTGCATCTTCTACAAATGCAAACTCGTCCAGAAACAATAGATTTACTGCAAGACCACGAATAGATGAACCTGACGTTGCTGCTGCCATAATTCTAGAGTTATTTGAAAATTCAATAGAACCTTTGTTGAGTGCCTTAGTACCTGGCTGTAGAAAGAACGGAATATTCTCTAGCGCAAGAGTAATCCGAGAAAGCATTTCTCTAGCAGTTGCACCTTTGTTTGCCAATACAGCAATAGTCTGATCAGGATGAAATAATGCATACCAAAGAATATACATACACGAACTAATAGACTTGCCAGATTGTCTACAGGCTAATACAATCGAAAATCTGTTTTCTTGGAAGTGATTAAACATTTCCTTCTGATAAGGATACATCTTAAAAGGTGTTAGACCTTTATCTAGGTTGATTACCTTACCATAGTTCTCTGCAAAATATACAGGGTCTTGCATACATCTTTGGTATTCAACAATGTCTTCTTTAGTCCAACCCTGTTCAACACCATCTTTTTTCACTTGGGAATTGC